AATTCATTATTCTTTCTCATGTAGTGCTCTATGTCTAATTGAACTATTACACATTTTCTACATAGGGCGTATATAAAACTATCATCCATAACATGTAAAAATAACTTAGCAGACTTCTGGCACCCATGGCAGGTTAATTTGTTCATGGCCTAGAAATTCTTCTTATCTCATATAGACAAACATTGCATTCACCAATATATAGGTAATTGCCAGATTCTAAAACAGTTACTGCGGTTGTCTTGCCTTGAACTAATCCTGCACAGTATTTACAATAAGCTTTAAATTCTTTCATTAGCCTCTTGAGTAATTTGATTTTCCCATAATCCCATAATAGATTCATTTCCTATGTCATCAAAATAGTATCTATTTGTGTCTTTATTATAGGTCCAGCCTTTCCATACACCGTCTTCATCCCATGTTAAATTAGATGATTGTTCATTTCTTTCAGACTCTGCCAATGCCATTAAAAATTCATGATTATTTTTAATTACTTCTTTCATGGCTTTTCTAAGTTTAAAATACCTTATCATTCTTCCTCAATATCTTCAATTAAGGCCTCTATATCTTCATCGATTAGTGGCTTAAACTTTTTATAAAATGTATTAGACAGTGACTCTAATTCATTTATAATCCAATATAGCTCTTCATTTGTAAAGTCATCTATATGATCTAATATAAAATCATCTATTAGGTTAAGAGTTTCATTTCTAAGGTCAGGTATTAACATTATGCCTTCTCTCTTTTTTGATTATCTTACTAATTTAAATTTTTTACCATTAAATCTATATTCTAGTTTACATTCGCATTTCCAGACTGAACCTTCATGTCTTTTTTGTAAATGTGTACCTGACATACCGTGAACGTCTAAAGACCATGGAAGATTGCATTTATGGCTTTTATCTTCACCCTTTATCTTAATCCATTTACCGCTCATTTTTTACTTTTCTTGCAGCTTGCTTAAAGCCTAGGCCATATGAGCCTAACATTAACAAGACAATTGCTGATGAATGTAGTAAGTAAAACATATTTATCCTTTTCTTATATCAAATCGGTCTAGCATCATAACCTTATCCCACGCTGAAATAAAGTCTTTAATATATTTATCTTTAGCATCATCTGAGGCATACACTTCGGCAATTGCACGAAGTTCAGAGTTAGACGCAATGATTAAATCTACAACAGGAATACCTTTTGCTTGATTGGCATTGGTATATGAAAGTAATTCAATTAAGTAACTATTGTCTAGTTTATTATTGCTTAACATTCTCATACCAGATAACAAAAGCACTAATTCTACTGGGGTTAGGCCTAATAGATTAGATTTTTCTACTAATAAAACTTCTTCTGGGACAGTTATGCTCCAATGAGTATAGTTACGAAAACCATCAAATTTTGGTTCAAGGACTGCAAATGAATCTATGTCTGTTTGTTCTTGTGTTGCGTCCCCACGCCCAGGAGTAAACGGAACTATTAATAAGTCTTTAGAGATTTTTTCAATTGCTGCACATCCTGCTAAAACAATTAAATCAGCAAGCGAAGCACCAGACTCTTTTTTAATAGATTCTAGGAAATTAATAACAGTTGATACTGCATTGCTACTATTTACTTCCCATTTGTTTTGTGGTTCTAATTTAATACGAGCACCATTTGCTCCGCCACGCTTATCTGTTTTTCGGAAAGTAGATGCAGAAGCCCATGCCGTTTCTACAAAGTATGACATAGGTATATCAGAAGACTTAATCTTATTCTTAATAGAGTCTATATCAATATTTATATTAGATAATGAAACTGGGTCCTGCCAAATTAATTCTTCAGAAGGAACTTCTTTGCCAAGGTATCTTGCAATTGGACCCATATCTCTATGAGTTAGTTTAAACCATGCACGAGCAAAAATATCTGAGAAATAGTCAAAGTCTTCAAGGAATCTTCGTGAAATCTTTTCATACTCAGGATCAAACTTTAATGCAAGGTCTGCTGTTGTCATAACTGGAGCATGAAATTTACCCTCAACATGAGCATCTGGAACTAAATTGGCAGCAGACTCATCTGTAGGAATCCATTGTGTTGCACCAGCAGGTGACTTTGTTTGTGTCCAATCATACTTAAACAATAACTTAAGGTATGAGTTGTCCCACTTAGTAGGGGTTGCAGTCCATGCACCTTCAATACCACTTGTAATTGTGTCTTCTGCGTTTCCTTTTCCAAATGAGTTTTTCCAACCAAGACCCATTTCTTCAATAGGTGCAGCTTCAGGATTTGGCCCAACGTTTGATGGATCACCAGCGCCATGTGCTTTACCAAATGCATGTCCACCTGCAATAAGAGAAACAGTTTCCTCATCATTCATAGCCATACGTGCAAATGTTTCACGAATATCTTTTGCAGAAAGAATTGGATCTGGATTTCCATTAGGACCTTCTGGGTTTACATAAATTAATCCCATTTGAACTGCAGCAAGAGGATTTTCTAATTCACGATCTCCACTATATCGATTATCTGCAAGCCATTCTTTTTCTGAACCCCAGTATGTATCATCTGATTCCCAAACATCTTCACGACCACCAGCAAAGCCAAATGTTTTGAATCCCATATTTTCAAGAGAAACATTACCTGCAAGAATCATAAGGTCTGCCCATGAAATTTTATTTCCATATTTTTGCTTAATAGGCCAGAGCAAACGACGAGCTTTATCTAAATTACCATTATCTGGCCAAGAGTTTTGTGGAGCAAATCTATGTAATCCTTCTCCCGCACCGCCACGACCATCTGTTGTTCTGTACGTACCTGCAGAATGCCATGCCATACGAATAAAGAATGGTCCATAGTTTCCGTAATCTGCTGGCCACCATTCTTGTGAGGTAGTAAGGAGTGTATTAATATCACTCTTAAGGGCATCAAGGTCTAAGCTATTAAACTCTTTAGCGTAATCGAATCCATTTGTCATTGGATTAGATTTTTCTGAATGTTTTCTTAGTGGTGATAGGTCTAATTGATTAGGCCACCAATACTCGTTAGATGTTTTTTCATTATTTAAAGCATTACCCGTAAATGGGCATTTAGATTCGCTCATTATTTATCTTTCTACTAGTAGGTGTTTATTATACAATATTTATATTGATTTAGTCAATACTAATTAACAGGTTTCGTTTGTGCTTGGTGTAGGGAAATCTTTGTTCCAAGATGCCCCGTATAGAGTATGTCTCCAGTTTCCTGATGTTATTTTAGTTACTCTATGCGTAAAATCTACTGTTACTGGAACTAGGACCAGCATACCAGCTTTTGGTTTAATTTTGTATGGTTTATGCTTAAATTCTAAAATTCCGCCTTCAAAATCATCATTTAAATAAAGAGATAAGGATCTATTGAACGGGGGAACTGTGCTTCCATCACCATATTCAGAGTGCCAATTCATAGCCCAATCTACCTTGCTTACATCTAAAGGTATTGTTCCATTTAATGTTAAATCATTTCTTTCTCTTTCACTCAAATCTCTTGCAATTTCTTCATCTGTACAATATTTGAATGTTTGCAGAGCAGCATGTGGATTATATATTGGTGGCATAACTTGTGTTAGTCTATCTAATACCCCTCCTGGCCTTTCTAATATTGGGTGGTATATTCCAGGGTATTCTGATGTTGCAACATCAGTACTTCCATCTGCTTTTCTGGGCATATCATTTTGAATAAATTTATTTAATATATTTCTATAACTAGATCTCATTGTTGTATACCATCCTTGATGGTCATCCATAAAAGGTTTAAAAAAATCTAATTCTTCTTGCGTTAAAAAGTTGTCAATATATTGAAGATCTCCTTCAATTGTAATTAATTCCATATTGTGTTTCATTATTTTTTCTCCCTGTCTTTAATCCTTAGCCATTTACCATATTGATTTGAAGCTGCCTGTCCTATATATTCTTGACCAGTTTCCATATCAATCAATTTCCATTTTCCTGGAGCTTTTGTGTGTATAGTTAAATCAATTGGGGCATCATAGGACTCAATTTCTGTGCCGTCTATTAATTTACGCATAAATTAAATTATACCATAAATGATATAATAATAGTATGGATATAAAAATATCAAATAAATTTATGGATAAATCAGAAACACAAATATTGATAAATTATATAGATTCTAATTTAAACAAATTTCAATCTTTTCAAGACAACAAGTATCATATATTAACATTTGGTAAAGACAATCATCATACATCTAGTGGTGATTTTAATATACAAGAAAATAGAGAATTAATAATAAAATATTTTAAAAAAACAATTAATGAGATTAAAGTTAAATTTAACAACAATTCTGATTTATACATTAGTTCTTTTTGGTTAGCTAAACAAGAAAATGGATCACATCTTGGATTACATAATGATAACGATCAGGGGAAAAATACACATTTTGCATATAGTGCTGGTATTTATTTAAATGATATATTTAAAGATGGTGAACTTTGGTTTCCAAAATTATCTTTTACTTATCAACCTAAATGCGGAGACTTAGTTTGCTGGCCGTCTTTGGGCGATAACAATAATCATGCTATACAAAAAATATCTAGCGACAGATATGCTATGTTAATTTGGCTAACTAATGATAAAAATTACGCTTTAAAATATTAACTAACTTCTTACTTTCCATGGCTCCAATGTACCAAACATTCCTTCTAGCTTTCTTTCATTTTTATCAAACCCACCACTTACTGCATGTGCTAATTTAAATAAATCTGGGATCAGCAGGTCTCCTTGTTGCCAAATGTGCTGCATTCTTATATTTTCATTATTATTTACAATATCATTTATTTTATTAGAAATTTCTTTATATTTATTAATTTTATCAATAGAAGGATCTTGATCTTTAAATTTATAAAGCGTGGTGTCTTCATAAATAGAAAAATATGTTCTTATAGTTTTTTCTTTAGTTATCCAATGTTCTGAGACTAAGTTATAGGTTACATATTCATCTTTGTTTGTAATCTGATTCTCTTCTGGTACATAGTAGTAATAATCTTTATTATTAAACCACCTATAATTATTAAAATGTATTTTACAATTTATCATAAATTCTTTATCTGTTTCATCAAACATATTAAAAACTTTTGACATATCTACAAAATATGTTTTTCCAGTTTCTGGTTTGCATTTAAATAAGGTCATATTCCAAACACCACTAACATAAGGGCTATGCTCTTGTGCAACATGCTCTTGGTGCCATTGAAGCATCAATAAGTTTTTTTCTTTAATATTTATATCATTCATGTGTTTATGATGATCTTCTATATAATCTGAAGGGTTGGTGTTTGAAGAATTCGGATACCAGCCTAAATTATCACCAAATAAATGCATTATTTTAGTTTGTATTTCAAAGTCTAAATTTGCATTTCTAAAAGCAATTATTGAGTCATTGATAAAAATATCTTTATAAATATTAAAATTATTTTTTAATTCTTCGTATCCAGGAAATTCTATAGTTTTTATTGTATACATAATTATTTATTTATTGGTTTGTAGTAGGTTGCGGAATCTTTTGGCATAATTTGTCCGTTACCCCACTCTTCTCGTAATTTTTCTATCAAAGGATTAATATCGTCCCTTATTTTTTTTAAATCAACGTCATATAAACTATCTGCGTAGTCATATGATCCCATAATAGTGTACCTAGTTCCAGATGTTACTTCAGTAACTGCATGTACGTTTTGAATTCCAACATCAAAAACAATTACTGATCCAGTCTCTGGTTTAAAAGAAATTTGATGGTCTCTAAATGTCAGGAGTCCTCCATCAAAATTATCATTTAAATAAATCATGGTAACTAATTTATTTTCTTGCCATGCATTTGGAGTCCCATCTAATTCGGTATTATCTGAATGGTCTGGCGCAAATGCTCCTGGCTCCCATTTATGAGAACTTAAACTTATTTGTTTTAATTTTCTATTAAATACTTTTTCTGCTAATTCTTGTGATTTTAATTGAAATTTTCTTAAAGCGTGCCCACCTTCTGGAGTATGTGGTTTATTTCCAGACAATATATACATATTGTAAAAACAAGATAATATCCAGTCGTCAAGATCTTTCCAATAAGAAATTATGTAATCACACTCTTCTTTTGTAAATACATTTTTATATTCAACAATATCTGATTTATGAATAATTTCTATCACTATATTAATCCTGTTCCTTCAGCTTTATCAATTTGATCATCTATAGTATTTAAAATATCAATATCTAGATCCGAAGAACTAGATATTGATTTTATGCACATTATTAAACCTTCTTTGGTCTACCAGTTTTTTTAGCACCTAAATTTATTTCTCTACGTATGCCATGTTTATTAGTATCAATTTTTGTTGCTGGCCTTGGACCATTAATTCCTGATTTAAACTTTCCTTGATTTGGTTTTTTACGACCAACTTCTTGAGAAGTTACTGCGCCTGCTGGTTCATTGTTTGGCGGTGTCGCCATACCTGTGCCATTTTCACTCATTAATGAATTGTCTTGTCTGCTCTGGTGTTGAGGTCATGCTAAAGTTTAAACCTGATTCACCATCTCTTGAAACATCAGTAATCGTTACTGGAACAATACCAGTTTCGCTACCTACCGCTTCGCAACCACATTCAACGCACATTATTACTTACCGTTGTTTCCAAGTCCTGCGCCATCTTGTGATGACTTGTCTGTTGCTGGGAAAGCTGCTGCTGGTGCTTGTCCTGTTGGATTTAGATCCAAGTTGTTTGAGCCTGACTGCTCGCCTGTTTCATTAAATCCTGTTAAGTTAATTCCGTCTGACATTTTATTTCTCCTATAGGTTGTTGTATTTAGATGGGTCTAGAAGTCCATCTATACCCTTATTATAGCATTTAGTTGATTAGAACAGGGTTAGGGCCTATATTTCCCATAGCATTCTTCACATACCCAAGTATAAAGGTTTAAATCCTTAATAATTCTTGTTGCTTTATTTT